GGTGCCCGCCGGGGTGATATATTGCCCGATCGCGATCGCACCACTGGTAACGCTGCTGCTGGTCAGCGTGTTGCCGGTGATCGACCCGGTATAGGCTGCGCCGACCGTCGTTTCATAGCCTTCCTCGAAAAATTCGGCGTGCTCAGCCTCTTCGGTCAGCGTCGGATACGTTCCCGAAGACCAGGTGTAGTCTCCATAATTGGTCGAAGACATCAGGGTCAGGTGCGTCGCATCGGTCGCCTGGACGGTCCATGTCAGGTTAAGCCATCCGCCCGTGCTGCCGGACAGCACCATGCTGGCATATCCGCCGATTGGCACGCCATGCGGCGCCACGGTGGTCACGGTTTCGGTGGCTGGGCTGGCGACACTGGGCGACGAACAGTTGGCACTGCACACGATGCTGGCGATCTGCGCCCATTTGGTCAGGAAATAGTTCATCCCCTCGACATAGTTGTGGTCGATATATTCGGTGCGGTTGGTGTAGTTCGATGCGTCCTCGACAAAACCGCGTCCGGCCAAATGCATGAAAGCGTTGTATTGCATCCAGACATTGCCGCCGCCGTTGAGCCCAAACGGGTGGTTGTTCATCGGCGCCACACCGACCGTCGCGCCATTCACGAAAGTCGATATCGACCCGGCGGCATAGCTGGTGGCGTTGAAAGTCAGGCGGCACAGCGCGGTTTCCAGCACGCTGGCTTTGGGGTCGCCGCCGCAGCCGAAAATCGTGTTATGGTGGAAACTGATCGAATTGACTGCACCGACACCAAGAATGACTTGCGCCGCATAATCGGGATTCAGCGGTCCTGCGCCGGTTGTGCCAGGACCTTGATAAAGGCCGCCGCTGATGTTGCAGCCCGGCCCGTTGAGAAACAGGCTGTTGCGGAACACGATGTTGGCATCATCGGGCCCGGTGTTGCCCGCGCTCGTGCCCCATGCCGCACCGCTGATGATGACCGTAACGCAGTTCCAGCCCGTCACCGAATTCCAGCCGAAGTTATAGCCATCAAAGACAAGCGGTGTCGCAGACCCCCCGTTCTGGTTGCGGCAATAAATGAACGGTCCGCTATACGCCGATGGCGTCGGCTGCGTGCTGGTGCCTGGCATGACGGCCGGCCCGGCGGTGTAGGCCAAGTTATTGGCAAAAAACTGGCAGTTTTCGCCAAGGCCTTGCGGATTGACCAGCCTGTCGGTCGCGACGTTCGCCGGGTCCTTCAGCCATGTCGGGTGCAAGTTGCTCAGTGTCGGCATCAGCCATCGCGGCATACCCACGCCATAATCGACACCAGCCACCTGCCACGGCGGACGGTTGGCATAGACTGCCGGTTGCAGGCTCGTGTAGGGCCCGTAGCCCAGGTTCCCGAAGTATGTGCCGCCCGGCACGGTGACGCCGACCGACTGGCTGGCATAACCCTTGAAGAACAACGGCTGCTGGATCGCCCCGCCGTTATAGCAGCCATCGTTGTAAGTCGCCTCGTTCGGGCAACCGGTGCCGGTGTGAAGACCCGGAATGGCGCCGTAGAAATGGGCGTCAGCGATATCGGACAAGTCCGGCGCGGTGATGTACGACCCGCTGTCCACCTTTTCGGCCAGACTGGGAGCATCGCTGGCATGGGCTGCTAGCGGGACGCAGAGCAGGGCCAGAGCGGCGAGAAGGCGGCTTATCATGGTCAAAGACCTTTCAACAAACCACAGCCGCCGCAGCCGATTTTCACGGCTCCTGTGACGACCCAATAGATGATGATCGAACTGTAGGCGCGTCCACCCGAACTGGTTGGTGTCGCAACGAGGGTAGGGGTGCCGCTGGTGACGGTCTGGCCAGAAATGAACATCACGCCACGATTGGAACTGCTGGTCGTGATCGAACTGACCGCAGCGAACCCATTGGCATAAGTCCCCATGGTGTCAGCCGTGTTGCCTAGACCACCAATGATCGCGTCGGCATACTCGGAGGTATACCCCAGCACCGGCGTCGTCGCGAAGGTGTTCGGCGTGCCGCTGGTCCATGTCCCGCTGACGGAGGTGCCGACAGACCCGACCTTTGACACCCCGGTCAGCACAAAGGCTTGCATGACATAGGGGAAGGTGCTGGCGCTGCTGGTCACCGTAAAGGTGCTGGCGCTGGTCAGCCCTGCGGTTGTGCTGAGCGTGTAGCCCATAACCAGAGAGGCATTGTTTACCGAATTGAGCGTCGTCTTGTTGGTGCTGCCAGCACCGGCGCCACCATAGACATTCCCGCCGCTGTCCGTGATCGTGAAGACATAGGATTGCGCCTGACCGCCAACGGTGATTTCGATTTCGACGATCGAACCTATGGCTATCGTTGTCGTGAAATTGCCGGTGCAGCTCGATGCTGCTGTGACGCAGGTGCCGGAACCGACAAGGGTTTTGGTCACCGTGGCCTGCGCGGCGCCCGGCAACCACAGCGACAGCGCGGCAAGAAAGGTAAGCGCGGCAAGAAAGGTAAGCGCGCGGCGCATCAGTTATAGACCTCGTTGCAGTCCGGCGCGGTCGATGCCGCTGTCGAGCCAGTTGCCGTCGTGGTCGCCGCGATCGAGATCGCCGTCGAAAAGTTGATGCCAGGGTTCGCGAGCGGCAGACCGCCGGTGGATTGCGGCGCGATCGGGATCGAAAGCACTGGCGACGTGCTGCCGAGCGTCACCGAGCCCGAGGCAACGTTGAAAATCTGGACATAAACCGCTGACGAATTGGGATTGTAGCAAAGCAACTCGCCAAGCTGGCCGGCACTGGATTTGACCGAAACAACGGTGGTCGAAAGCGCACTGCTGCGCAGGGGAGTCCATCCATTCGTGGTGCCGAGGGTCTGACTGATATTGCCCGTCACCGGCACAGGCACGCACGTCGCGCAGCCCTGGATCGGAAATACGTTCGCAGTCGCGCTGGTACCCGGCGTTGACGTTCCTTGAACCGCGCCGATTAGAACGCCTTGCGTTGTCTGTGCAGCAAGGGGGTTGTTGATGCCGGCCGCAAGCGTTGACAGATAAGTCGCGGTTGACGCAAGATTTGTGCTGTCCGTGGTGCCCAGCGTGACCGAACCGCCGCCGCAGGTATTGCTGATGCATTCGATCCGCAACGCATGGTTGGTCGAATCCGCCAAAGCCGTGCCGGTCGTATCGTACTGCACCTGAGGCTGCGCGCTGACATGGCTGATGACAGGCTGCGCGATCGCCAATGCCGGGACACACAGCGACAGGATAAAGAGCAGATACCTCATTGCGTGTTTCCTTGGTTTCTGGCGATCCATGACAGAGCCACCCCTTCGACGTATCCGACGCGGTTCAGCCAGCCGCGTCCGAACTTGGCGAAGTCGGGTTCCGTGCGGTAAAATGCGGTCCGTGCATCGGAATAGGCCTGCACCAGTTCCGCAGCGCTGTGAGACGCGATCAAAGCGCTGATAGCGGCCAGAGTTGCCGGACCGATCGCGCCGTCCTGAGTGACGCTGACAAGGCCTTGAAGCATCGTTGCGGCGCCGTGCGGGCCATGGTTCACGGCGAAATCGAAGACGCAGAGATTGAGCCCATCGGGGAGATTGTCGCCCGAAACCTTGTCCCAGTATTCGGCCTGATAGAACGCCGCGATCTGGTCCGGCGTGATCTGCTGCAACTGGATCGCGGTCACAGCATGGCCCACCCACTGCTGCCAGACACCTTGCGTGACGCCATCCATCGTCGCACCGCCCGGATCGGCAGGATTGTCCGAAAAGCCGCCTTCCTCGTGCAGGATCACCGGCAGCGCATCGGCAAAGGTGTGTGTCATTTGCGCCGCTCCCGCTGTTCCTTGGATTGATCGGTCAGCGTGGTCACATTCGCGTCGATGCGCGATGTCGTGATCAGCAACTGTTCGATCTTCCCGGACGCCGTGCTTTCCGAGGCCTCGACAGCGGCAAGCCGGCGATCATGATCGTTGAGGCGCTGGACCTCGATGCCGGCGGTATAGAGCCCGGTTCCCGTCGAAATGATCAAGGCGCCCGCCGCAATCCATTCCGCACGGGTCAAAGCCGTTGCCTGCTGATTGACCTTTGTTTGTTCTGCGGTGTCGGTCACAGCGGGCTCTGGCGCGGACCGGTGGTGATCATGACGAGGACTTTGTCCACTAGACACCCCCGCAGACATAGGTGAGCTTGTAGGCGGTGCCGGCTGCCAGCGCAGAAGTCACGCTGAACACGACCGTGCTGGTTGTCTCGCTGTCGCTGTAATTGGCGCTAGAAACGCCCTTGATGTTGACGACGCATGACGGGCTGTTGGCGCGCGTCAATGGCAGTGTGACAGTAACCAGCGTGCCTGTCGTCGGGCTTGTGCCGGTGGTCAATGTGATAGTGCCCGATATGCTGTCGCACACATAACCGCTGGCGCACACAACGGTCGGGCTGCTGCCTGCGGCCGCGGCCGCCGTGAAAGTTGTCGTGCCATTGCCTGCCAAGTATTTTGCGGTCAACGTGGTGAATGCACCGGTATTGGGGCTGGTGGCTCCGATCGCCATGTAATTGAGCCCAGTGGGCTGAAACTGACCGATAAACGATCCGCTGGACGAAACCGCAATGGTCCCCGCAGCCGTTCGATAGATGCCCGTCGTAGCATCGCCGTTGAAGGTGATCGATGGCGCTGATGCCGAACCAGCGGGTTGCGCCGCGATCGTGCCAGAGGCCACCACCGTGGTAAACGATCCGGTCGATGGCGTGGTCGAGCCGATCGGCACGTTGTCGAAGGTTGAGCAGGACAGCGAGTTGGATACCGCAATCATCAGGCATGTCGATGCTTGCGCTGTGGTCGGCGCCAGAACAGCTGCATAGAACAGGCTCAGAAAAAGAAGAAAGCGTTTCATTTCAAACCTCTTTAGTTCAGAATGAACCAATCGTATTCAAGCGACACGTTTTGCCATTGGTCGGAAACGATGTTGCTTGCAAAGATGCCAGTGCCCTGCACATCCAGCGTCGAGACGTATTGGTTCAAAGGCATGTCCATGTAGGAAAAACCTTTGAGGCAAGGCAGCGTCTGCCCAAGAAACGATCCCGACTTTTCGGGAGCTGCGCCGCGATCATACCAAGCCAAAACCCGCACATAGCCGGTCGTCAGTTGCGCGGCGCCGCAGTCCCAGCCCTCAAGTTGGCCATGGATTTTTTGGACCGTAGGGGCAACAATGCCGCCGCTCTCGGCATAAGGGTCATGCTCGAAGCAAACCGTCAAACTGCCGCAATACGATGCCGTTGAGGCAGAATAAGTGACGGTCCCATTAATCCAGCCAAAGGGCGAGATATGCACCGTTGGGATCAGTATTTCGTTGCGCGGTTTCTGATAGTTCTGCGGTCCACCAATGAACGACCCGATAGCCAGCACCGGGTCTGCAAAATAATAGGCATCATTTGCAGCGCCATTGAGTTGTACACCGATATACAGATAGGTGGCGTTCGCGGGTACCGTGTAGGCGCATTCCATCCAGTTGAAAGTGCCAGTGGTTGGCGCATTGCCGCAAAGCGTGCGACTACCGTTTACGTTGTCGTTTTCGAATATTGTCCACGTCCCCGAACCGCCGCGAACCTTCTGATATCCGTCGATCCCGAAAACGATCGTTTTTCCTTGGTACTGGGCCATCTGACCGACGGAAATGTTGATGTAGAACTGTTCGTTGTTGCCAGTCCCCTGGTCCTTGATCATGCCGAGGCTGGCGTAAGCACCAACGAATGTCGGGAGGTTTGCGCCATAAGCGCCACGGTTTTCGTTGCGCCACATCGGAAGCGATGTCGATTTCGTCCACCCATCGGGACCGCTGCCGGTTGCCGTAATGCTGTACGCGCCACCCGTGACCGGCAGCAGGACCTCCGATGCCGTCGTTGCAGGCATACATCCGAGGGGGGTGCGAACCGTGATCGAGGTATTTGCCACAAGAGAGACGATGCGCATCGGGCCGACGAGGAAACAGGCGTCAACGCCGGTGCCGGATTGCACCTGGATCAGATCGCCAACACTCAGATCGTCGGTCGCCGTTACTGTAAAAGTCGCTCGACCGATGCTGCCGGTGGTGTTTGCGCTGGCGGTGATCGTGCCCTCGGTGCCCGTCCCTTGGGGGTTCATCTGCGTTGAGAAACCCCATCCGGACATGATTTCCCATTGGCTGTTGGGCGCGAGATTGACCGGCGCGGTTTTCTGCGCGACCTGCGCCACGGTGCAGCCCCTTGGAGAGCCGTTCTGCCAACACTGGATCGTCTCGGCGCCGCTAAGGGGGAGGCTTGGGCCGGGCGCGGATTGCGCAAGCACAGGCGTCGCCACAGGGGCACACAACGCTGCCGCCAGAACAAACAGAACTGTGCAGATGGCTTTAGCCACCATAATAGATAGCCCTCCAAGTCGAACCATTGGCGACAAAGCGCAGGCACACGCCGTTCTCGTTCATCGTGAAGGTCTCTGCGGGTTCCTGATCCTGATATGTGATCGTGTCAGACCCTGACGCGGCGATGACCTGGTTGTGCGTAAATGCCTCGAAATCGATGTCTTGAATTTCGATCGCCGCACCAAAAAGGACTTGCGACAATTCAGGCAAAACAGGCGCAAGGTTGCCGAGGCTGGTTTTCAGGGCGTAATACTGGTTAGCCGCCAGTGTGGCGCCAGAGGTTGCCACTTCAATCAACTGGATTGCATTGGTGGTGACACTGGCTTGGGGGTAAAGCGTCAATGCGCCGTTCGCACCAAAACCCAAAAGCGTATATGACCGCGCAGCCGACTGCGGAAGCTGTCCGGCGCCGTCACCGATGGGCAACAGGAGCGCCCGCGCAACATCCCGAGCCAGCGCCTGCGCCACAATCACTGCCCGATCATTCGCCCCGTTCTGCGTGACCGTTGCCGCCGCATTCCACGGCACCCCGGCTTCAAACGCAGCTTCCTGATACAGAACCGGCTCAGACACGATCTTGACCAGACCGGAACCCGTCAGAGGCGCTGTGGTGAACGTGACCACGCCGCCCGGGCTATCCAACTGATCGGCGTTCAGCGTGATCGCAAACCCGGTTGTCAGCGCGACATCATTTTGCAGCACAGCGACATCGGCGGCGGACTGGCACGGGAAATTGAACGAAAACGCCGTCACCACGCCGTTCGGCAGATAAGGTCCCGAATAGGCTGGGCTGGCGTTGACGGACATGCGGACCCCGGTGAATGGTGACCGGGGTTTACGGGGTCGGGGGCTGGGCTTGAATCGCGCTAGCGGGGATGCTTGACCTCATGGCCCAACGAAAGGCCATTGATCCAGTCCTTCACGGAATCGGGATGCGCAGACCCGTTGCCGACATCGACCAGATATTGCGCAGCCGACGCGACCTGCCCGGGCACGAGACCAGTGATGTAGCCCGCCGTCGAGAGCGTGTCCTTGGTCAGGCTCTTGGTCGGCTTGCCGTGAATGATGGCGCCGGCATCATCGAGAGACTTCGACACGCTGTCATAGATGCCCTGCAATGGCGTGATCGACGGATTGCGTGAATAGTGACCTTCGACCTTGTTCAATGCCGGTTCGATCAGATCGCGGATACCGGGGATCGGCGCCAGCATGTTCGACACCATCTTGTTCGCCAGCCAAGTGGACCACCATTCGTTTTTGTCCGGCCCCTGGCCGCCGATCGCCATCCGAATGACAGCATCCCACAGCGGAACCATGGCAACGCCCCAGAACGCTCTGGACGCCAATTTGGCAGGGTCTCGCACCGATCTGCTGTCGCTACCGCCAACGTCGCGCGCAAGCGTCCGTTGACGCTGGTACTGGCTTCCCATGGACGTATAGAACATGGTCAGCATCTTGATCGCTTCGCCCCACTTGCCGGACGATCGTTGCACCGCCGCAAGGTCCTTCGGGGCCGCAGCACCGAGCGAATAGCGCACTGCCTTGTCAGCCGCGAATATCGCATCTTCGTGCGCCATGCCCTCACTGATCGCCTTGTCATAAGCCCCGATCCATACCGGGACAGAGGTTCGTTGCACCATCCACCCGATCCCATACAGCGCGAACTTCTGGCCGTCATGGATAAGCTGCTTCGCTTTCGTCGCGGGCTTGCTATCCATGCTGTCGATCATCGTGCCGATGTCGCGCTCATAGTGTTCAAGATAGCTGCGCACTTCCGCCGACGCATCAAGAACAGTCTTGATCGCTGCCGATGGATTCCGGGCCATGACTGCCAGACCATGAGCCATTGCCTTTTCGCCGATCACCTGAGCCCCGGCAGCGAGCCCGGTGGTGTGGACAAACATCGTAGTTGCCCTGAGCCCAAGCCCAACCATCGTGACATTCATCCGTGCCCGGCGAAGGAATGCGCCAAACCCTTCATTGCCCGCGCGATCCATCGCCATCGAATTGGCAACCGATTTGACCCAGGGCTGAAACTGCTTCGCGTATTCCGGTCCGAACGCAGTCTTGACGGCGTTCTGCACCCTCTCGCTGCCCAGAAACCGCCATGCCTGCATAACAGCTTCGCGGTGCGTGATGTCGTGGATCACTTCGGCCAAGTGTCGGTTGATAACGCCCAGATCGAGCAGGATCGGCGCGGTCACCTGATCCGACCGCTCCTTGGTCGCGCTGGCGCGTGTGGTGGCCCGGGTGTATTTCGCTTCCAGCAGATCACCCGCTTTGCCCGCATTGGCTTCCGACCGAGTGTCGATCTTGCTGTCATAGATCGCCGGGTAGTAACCGCCGCGCATGGTACCATGCGGCGTGTCGAACGAGCGCGGTTCAACCTTGTCTGGCGCAACCCCGTTGACCCGCTTTTCCAGCGCCTCAATCTGCGGCCAGAGCGTGCCGATATGGTCCCAGATGCTTTGCACGAACTGCCATTCACCGGGTGACAGGGTGTCGTTCAACCACTGCTGCACAGCGCCTTCGTTCAGATGATAACCATCGGTCAGGCGTTGCAGGTTGCCTTCGTTGCCGACGTTCAGTGCCATCGCGATAGCCTGTTGCCGCGTCAGCACCATGGGCTCATTTATGCGGGTATCAGTCCATGGCGTTGTCAATCGATCATCCCAGCGCGCCCGATCCTCTGCCGGAACCGCTTCCATGCGCTCTCTGACACCATCGATATAGTCCTTCATCATGACGTGTTCGCGAGCCTGCGCTTCGGCAATAGGCTTGAACGCGATGCGGTTGAAAACGCCGTTTGGATCGTGACCATCGAGCCAATCAAAGACGGTCTCCATGCGCAACAATTGCGCATCGGCGCTGGCAAGACCATGCTTGACCATATCGAGCGCGCCGGGTGAATGCAGATCAGCCATCGACTTCGGCGGTGGACCATCGATATGGCCGGCAGCGTTCTCCGCCTCCCTGTAAATCGAATCCCAGGTACGCTGTTCCTGATTATCCAACAGCGACTGCTTCAACTTGCCCAAGTGCATGACCTGATCGACGGCATCTTTGAGCGCCAGGAAGTTTTCGACGGTCTGGCGCGTCCAATGCTCGCCTTTCAATGTGGCCTCAAACGACGCGGGCACGACCACATCAAACCCCTCAGCCGCGCGCGCCGCTGCCCAGTCCGCCCATTTGCCCTGACGGTCGATCGACTTCTGCGAACGCGGTCCGAGCTGAACATCATCAAGCAGCGCATGGGCCTGATCAAGATAATCCTGATCGACACTGGCCATCGTCTTGCGCTTGGCGATTTTTGCAAGAGCATCGGCCGCCTTGTTCACTTCGGTATGGGCATCCTGCGCTTCGGCCAGCAGCGCCGATGCCAACATTTGCCGTTGTTTCGCCTTGAACGCCTCGTCCCACTTGCCGGCAAGGATGGCCTTTTCTGCTTCGCGCCCGGCTTTCGCCACCGCCCGGGTATGGCGCTGCACCGCACTCGCCATGGCCTCAGAGGCGATAACCCCGCTACGTACCTTTTCCCGAGCCCATGTCCGGGCGATGGAATAAAGCGCCGCGACGTTCCCGGATTTCGCGCCCAGGAACTTCAGTTGCGCATCGAGCAGTTTGCCGCCCATCTTTTCGTTGACGGCTTGGATCGCCTCATTTTCGATCGCGCCATCGCTGAACGGATCGTCGCCATGCCGCCGCGCCATTTCCGCATCGGTCGCCTGATCGATCAGACGATTGCGCAATGTCCGGTTGTCGCCCGACGCCTTCGCATCGCGGCTGGCCTTTTCGGCGCCCATCAGGGCATGAAGCATTTCCTCGCCCGAACTGTACCCAGCCATTTCGGCGATATCGTCCGGATGCGCGCCACCATCCCTGACGAGTGCCCGGTTGCTTTTCGGCAGCAGCCCCGGCGCATCTTCGCCCATCCGGTCAACGATCCATTCCCGGTCAACCGGGTTTTCCTTCATCAGCCGGATAGCCGAAAGCAGTGGCGTTTCTTCAAGCCGCGCCGCCTCCTCTGCCCTGACCCCGTTGCGCTCCTCGTTCCACGCTGTGGTATGCTGGCGCCGGATCGTGGCCATGGTCTTAGCCAGCAGATCAGAGTTCGCCTCGTCGCGCGCGCTGTTGGTCAGATCGGTATAGGCTTTGGCCTCAGCCTCCGACATGCCGATCTTGGCCAGGTCATCGAACCCGGATTTGATCGCGAGCCCACTTTCCTTGGCGTTTATTTCGTCATCAGTGGCGATCAGCCGGTCGAACACCTGCCGAATTTCCGGGGTGATCGGAGCGCCCAACGCTTTGACGGTCTTATAGATGTTGATCATCCAGCCACGAATTTTCGAGAATATGCCGTCCATCGCTTTGGTCGGCGCTTTGCCCTCCATCAGATAGCGCTCGATACCCCGTGCAAACAGTTCGTGGGCATCGGTCGGGATCGTATCGCCTTCGACCGGATGCCCGTTGTCCTTGAACCACTTCTGCACCGTGGCCCAATCGTCTTTCAGGCTTTGGCTGGCATCGGGATGCTGTGCATCGAAGCGCAGTTCCTCAAGCCACTGGTGCCCGAGTTCATGGGGCAGCGTTGACAGGTTGGCTTTGGCGAACAGTTCGATTGTCGCCGGGCCTGAGCCCCAGCCATCGACGGGCATTTTGATTTGGCCGCGTGGCGTATCGTCACCCACTTTCGATTGCTCATAGGATTTTATCGAAACGCGGCTATCGTCAAACACGACATAGTTGTGCGATCCTTCGCCATTGTCGCGCGAGCTTCCATCGAGATATTTTACCCCTGCTATGCCGTCATTATGGAGCAACTCTGACGCGATCTGGTCAGTTCTTCCAAACGGATCAGAGACAATGCCATCGAGCTTTGAACGCGATGCACCGATCGCCTTGACGAGCATCTTGTAAGCCTCCCCGCCGGTTATGTCGTTATTAGACTTTAGGGCATCGGCCATATCTTTGGCGCGCCAATTGTCTGATCCGAGCATGTCGAATGCTTTGATAAAAATATCACGATCACGACCGGCGACATGCTTATCCCAATTCAAAAACTCATGATCGTCCGGTATATCGACGTGGTAAAGACGGCCTGGCGCGACGGTGGGCGCATGGCCCAGAACCTTATGCATTTCCCTGTCGGTAGGGCGCGTGGTGTGGTTTCTTACCCGCTCGCCCTGAGCAGGCTCGCCGTTTGCATCGACGCGCTGGACATCGACAGACCAATTCCATGGCTCATTTTTTGCACCCTCATGGAATGCGACAACTTTATCTTTGCCGCTATATCCATCTATGATACGCCCAGGCTTAAAATACTCCTTGTAATCATCTGCCGTATACTGTGGCTTTCCAGCCAGCATTTTTCGATAATGCTCAGCAATTGCTTTCTTGCCGGCAAAGTATAGGCCATAACCATACGCTTGGTTTCCTTCACCTTCACCGATGTGTTCAAGCGAAAAGCGATCGAAGATATGTGGTGAACCATGATATGCAACCTGATCGAGCGAACGCCCACCCGGCATAGGCTCTTTCGCCTTCTCCTCGACAAACTTGCGAATTTCCTTGTCCGACATGCCAGAGGGATCGCGCCCCTCATTCTCTATCATGCGGCGCAGATCATCCCCGGCCGCGCGCATCGGATCGACCTTTGCCTCATCGCGGATCAGCTTCTTGCGGCCCGGCTGCTCACGGTGCCAAGCATCCGCACCCATTGCTTTCAGATCGCCGCCGCTGTCATTGATGCCACCGCGATCAGCAATGAACTGCAACAGGCTCTTTCCGCCCTGTGTCTCAGCCGGCTTGCCCTTGCGCATCGCATTGATCGCCAGATCGAGATTGTCGGCTTTGCGCGCAGCTTCCAGAGACGGCGGCAGGACGCGGACAATGCGCGTGTCGAAGTCGCCGGGCTCCAACGTCTTGCCAAGCCGCTCTGCCCGCGTCGAATAGCGTTGCGCGACCAGTTGCGCATAGATGCTCGAAACGTGCGGGGTGAAGCCCGCGTTCTGGAATTTCTCCTGAGCCTGTTTCGTCAAATCGGCGCGCGCATCCTGTTCCTTCTGCCCGGCGCGGTCCTGTTCGTTCAGCTTGTCGAACGTGTCTTTTGCAACCTGGTCAATCTTGTTCAGCGTGTCTTTCGCCTCTGCGCCCGTCATGCCATCGGGGCGCAACCGCACGCTGTCCTTGATCGCCTTGTAAGCACCGGTTCCGGCCAGATCGCCCATGACGAACTCGGCAGGCAATGCGACCTCACCACCCGTCGCCTGCGCCTCCTGAATGGCATCCTCGTGGGCTTGGAACGGATCGTTGAACCGGTCGTACCCACCGGACTGCTGATAGGCGCGGATCGCATCGGGCGAGACATAGACGTTATCGACGCCATGCTGATCGGCCAGAAATTTGACCAGCGCGGTATAGCCATCGGGATCGCGGGTCTTGAACTTGCTGTCAGATGCCGCCCTGTCCATCGCATCAAGAATGGAGGCATCATGCAGCCCGCCCAGGGCCCGCGTGATACCCGGCAGGATTGCGCGGCCCGTCTGCGTCAGATTGGCTGTTGGATCACCTTGCGCCGCGTCATGTCCGCCCAGGGCCGCATGCAATCCGTGCGTCAACATATCAAGCGCGACCATCGACATCGCGCTTTCGCCTGCTCCGTCCATGATCGACTGTTTCGGATTGATCGTCTGTTGCGTGATCAGATTGGACCCGACCGACATTCCCGCACCAAGGCCAGCAGACCCGATCATGCGCGTGGCATAGTCGGCCAGTTTTCCCGAACCCTCCGTTGCAGCCTGTCCGAGGATATTGCCAGTCAGCGACCCGCCCGATGTGCGCGCCATGGAGCGGCCCACAGCACCCGCTACGGCGTCTCCAACCATTGGGGCGCCATACTTGCCCAGAAGGCCGAACACATGGCCCACGGTGGCCTGGTATGCCGCGTTTGCGATAATGCCGGCATCGCTGGCCGCAGTTCCGGATTTTCCGGCCTTTGCTGCTGCGTCTGCCTGCTCATCAGCACCGCTCGCGCCCATCGCAAGGGGAGCCAATCCGCCAGTAGCGGCATACGGCAAAACACCGCCCGCGAGGCCAAGCACCGACGAGAGATTGCCATGGGCCTGCTGTGATGCCGCGATCGACGTTCCCGCCGCCTTGAACTGCGCCGACGCATCGGCAAGGTCCTGATCCACCGATTGCGGATCGCCAATACCAGTGCGCCGCGCGATCATGCGATCGACACTGGCCACACCGCCGACGATGCCGCCGACCGTCTTATCAACCGGAGCCTGGATTGCTTTGGTCAGATCGCCTGGCGCATAACCGGTCGCGCGCTCGATGCTGCTCAGAAGCGCCCCGCCAAGCACAAGCGGATTGACCGCTGCCGTGCTGGTGAACAGGGAACCAGCAGCGTTCTTGATCGAGTCCCACGCCTGCCCGAGCATGCCCAGCGACTTGTGATCATCCGATGCAGCCACGGCCTGACGCGGGTTTGCTGCCGCCCATGTCCCGATTGTGGGATGTGCCTGCGCAACGGCGGCCATGTTTTGCGCACGGATCGCGGTTTGGGCCTGATCGTGGATGTTATCGAGTTGTGACGGCGGCAATCCGAGTTGCGGCGCTATCCGGTTCGATGTCGCCACGCTATCGGGATGCGGTGCATCGGTGATCGTCTGGCGCAAAGACTGGATTTGCTCATCACGATAGGATTGCGCGAGCAGATCAGCATCATTGAGGGTAGGATTGGCCATGGCGCCTACCTATGCCGTAGGGCCGAGGCCTTGAATCGCCCTACTGGCGCAAAGCCCTGAGCGCGTGCAGCCTCTGGTATGCTTCAACAATATCGGCATCGGTCGGATCAGAAGGATGTGATGCGCGCCAGCCCGCAATGATCGTCTTGCGCGTCGGCTTGTCAATTTCACTGGCTTTGATCGCGAACGCAGGTTTTTGGGTCGTCCCGGTCGGAATACCGAAAAACGTCTTCGGAGTCGAAACCATAGACGCTGCATTGCGCACCAGCGCCTGCCATTCAACAGGCGTCGGCGCGCGTCCGCCGTTGGCTTTGGAAAGCGCCTCAGCACCGGTCCGCACACCTTCGAGCAGAGCGGCACGGCTCTGCGCATATCCGTTTGGATCGGTCTTGGCCATCGCCGGCGGAAGCACTTCCGGCGCCAATTTCTGGAAAGTCGCGAACGCCTGATACGCCCCTTTGTATGGGTCCCAGGCTTTCGGTTCCTTGTCGTCTTTGGCGCGCATCTGCGCCTGCGTGACGCGAATTTCGTTCCATTGTCCTGCGCTCACCTGCCCGATCAAATCCTTTGGATTGATGGCGAGGAAACGATCAGGATCGGCATACCGCATGACCTGCAAATCAGCGTAGCGCTTCGATTGTGCCTGACTTTGCGCTTGGTCGATATCACCCTCGCGCGCCTTGTTGACCCGCAACTGCAACTCCGCAGCCTCGTCCGGGCGCATCTTGTTCAGGATCGCAGGCGGGATCGCCGTGGCAGGCGGGTATTCGTTGTTGTGCGCCAGCGCCCAATTTGCTACCCATTCCGTCGCATTCTGACTTGCTTGCTCAAACTGATAGGTTTCCGCCGTGCGCGCCTGCTTGAACTGTTGCGAGGCCAGCGCCTTGACCCGCGTAGCCATTTCAGGCGGCAGATTCATCGCATCAATATTGGCCAGCACCTTTGCTTCGTCCGGGACCACCAGACCGCCCGGCGATGTCACCGCCGCAACAGCGCCCGGCTTGCCGCCAACCATTGACGCCGGATCAACATATTTGTCGTTCTTGTCGATCAATTGCCAATGGACATGCGGTCCGGTCGCATCACCGGATTGGCCCGAGGCGCCCAGCACGGTGTTTGCGTTGACCTGATCGCCGGGCTTGACCTGCACATTCGAAAAGTGCGCAAGCGTTGACGTGCTGCCGTCCGGATGGTCGATGACCACGAAATTTCCGGAACGCGGATCATAGCCCGTTCTCGCAACTGTTCCCTGCGCTGGCGCTTTGACAGGCGTTCCAAGCGGGACCGGAATATCAATACCCTCTGAGCCGCGTGCTTTATGCTGTGCGACGGTCTGGCCGATCTTCCCAGCCACCGGCATTTGGAAGCCGGGGGACGCTGTATCGGAACTTGGAGCATCGCCTTGCGCCGTAGGATCGGACGGAGGAATAATCCAATGTCCGTCATCGCCTTTGACGGGCAATGCGGTGCCGTTTTTCGCCGCAGCCACATAGGCCGCAGCCTCACGGTTCAGCAAGGGCTCCTTCATCGCAGCCTCGACTTGCTGCTGAATGGCGAACGGCAGCTTGTCCCCACCAAACCGATTGTTCAGATCAATCGCGAGATCGACCCCGCTCTTGCCGTCCGCCGTGACATCGCTCGACAAGGCATTATGGATTGCACCACTGATTACCTCGCCGGTCTTGTTCTTGACGTATTCCCTTACCGCGTCCCCATTGGGATCGCCGAGACCTTGAAAAATCGCTTCTGAGCGGGCTTTGTCCGCAACGACACCAAGACCGTCTGCCAACTTGTCAACGTCCTGATAAAGACCCGCCACTGTGTCCTGTGCCGCGCTGCGTTCCGCCGTCAACTGGTTTCCAAAAGCCACATGCGTTTGCTGCACCGCATGGCCATAGACCGCATCATTCGCCCCGGCAAAAATCGGTGCCGCGTGCTGGACATAATAGCGCTGCATCAGCGGCGTGCCCATCGACGCCATGCCCTGATCCTGAAGCGCTTTGATCTGCTTCAAGGTATCAGCCTGCGCATCGACGGCATTCTGCCCTTGCAAGGTCTGATATTGCGCGGTCAGTTTCGACAGTGCCTGACTGTCCTGCAACGCTTGAGCCCGCGCCTGTGTCTCGCTCGACATCTGGACAATCTGGTTCGTCACATCGGCGACATGGCCCAGCCCCTGCGAAACCGCCTCAAGCCCGCTCGAAATATCCGGCGCGCGCAACTGCGCCTCATTGGGCTGAACCCAGTTCTGGTCCGGCCTGTAGAGCGGTACTGTGGGCATCAGCCGAACGCCCCGCCCATGGCACCGGCACCATTCGACATGCCGAAATTGCTGGTCGCGCCAGATGCGCCAGACGGGATGCCGAATTTCGATGCCAGCATACCGTATTGGTTGGCGCCGCCAAGAAAGCTGGCCGCCGCCCCAAAGCCCCCCGCGATTCCGGTCAGAACCGCGTTCGATCGCGCCGCGCGGGCCGTCGCCACGTCATTGCCAATGGCGACATCATGACCGCGCTGCGCCTGAAATCCGGTCTGATAGATTTTGTTCACATCCATCGAGCCCAGCAACGCGGTGTCCGAAACCTGCTCCTTGGCAGTCCCAAAATCCACCACAACCCCATTTGCCGCCTGTGTCGCCCGCTGCTGGCCTTCGGTCTGGCTGATCTGCATATACCGCTGCAACGCGGCCTGGTTCATGTTGGTCTGGTCCTGAGCAGCCGCTGCCCGCTCAGCCGCCGCGTTCTGGTCCGCAACTTGCGCCTGTACCTGATCCTGTTGCACTTTGGCGACGGTGCCAAGAACACCGCTGATGCCCGCTGCGGCCAGACCGATAATGGGCGCACACATCAACCGAACTCCATTTCAAACCGACGAAACGGCAAGCCGCCGACGCGGACATGCTCGGGATCAACGGTAAAACCCCAGCGTTTCAGCAACCGGATCGCCTTGGCATTGTCGGCGGACACTAGATTGCGCAGCATGCGGCTTGAATCGCCCATGTCGCGCAGGATCGCAGGGCCCATGCGGATCAGGTCTCGGCCATGTCTGAACACCGCATCGGTGCCCAAAAACCACGGTATCCCATCCCCCGTCATCGCGGATTCGACCACGACGCCAAACATCGCCTGCGGCTCGCCATCGACCAGCGCGGTACGCACCCACGCGCTCGCCATGATGCCATGCCGCAGCGCCTGTTTTGGCGTACGCCCCATCGCCAGGCATTCCGCGCGGTCAATGGCCCGCATGTCCCGTGCCAGACGGTTGACGTGGCTATAGGCCGCAGGGACGATTCGCACCGTCATTGCGTCACATCCAGATCGAGGGCAACACCAAGCAGCGTCAGCGGCGCCGCGGCGGTCTGGTTGATGTAAAGCGAGACCTGGTTGTGCGCCTTGTTGTCCAGCGTCACGACGCTATCGCCGGTGAACAGCCCGGTCGCATTATCCCACATCTGGTCATCGGTCGGACGCCATGGAAACGTCTGGCCGGAATTGATGCCGACGCTCAGATTGCTGGTGTTCAGCACGGTCAGAACGGCTTGCGCGGCCTGCTGCATCCGTCCGATGTTGGAGCCGATATTGGGCAAGGTCTGGCGCATCGGCAGCGTCTGGACTTCGACCTCAAATGGCAGGCCCAGCGTGATAACCGAACCGGTGCCGATCGACGCCGGCAGATCAACAACGCCATTGGTGACCGTGAGGCCCGACACCGGAACACCGTCAACGATCCCGGCAACATTGGTCGCCCCATCAAGGTGCCAGAGCCCGGACACGCTCGAAACCGGCGTCGTGAATGTTGCCGTAACCGCGCAGTCAACGAAACAGGTCTGTTTGACATCGGTCCAGAGATGCGAGGCCAATTGCTCGACATAGGTCTTGGTCACACCATTGATCACGCGCTCCACGATCAGGTAGACACTGTCCTCTGCGTTCTCGCTGATCGAACAGACCGAAAGCACGGTTCCATCGGTGTCACATCGCGTCCAACCCCAGACGCCTTGGCCTTCCTCCCACGTGAAGCAGAGCAGTATGCCATCATTGCGCACCGCCCAGATGATCGAACGCGGCTCCCGCTGATAGCACCACGACACGATCAAGAATCCCTCGAACAGGTGTGGTGAGAAAATCGAGACATCGTTCGATTTGAGACCATCGACGGTGTAATCGAAGCCCAGCGTCCGGACACTGTTGCCGATCGCCGGGCAGTAGAACACCACGGAGTCAGCAACGATTCCAGGCAAGCGGGACGCACCGCGTCCGACCTGCTTGCGCATCGACGGCCCGCTGTTGGCGAAGATCGGACCACCGTTGCCGTCTCCATCAATGACATAAACACCGTCCGATGCCAGCCCGAGCAGATAGCTGGTGCTGGTCAACGAATTGATGTTCGTCGCCTGCCCGGAAAAGATCGCGGTGTCGATACTGTCGTCGGCGCGCAACGGGGTAGACCGGTTCAGATTTTCCAGATCGGCGCCCCCGACGCGTGACGAGAACAAACCATTGGGCGCGTTCGTGGTGCGAGCCCAGAACAGCCGCTGCTGAAACAGCGTGACCGATGAAGGATAATTGCCGGCTGTCGCGAACGGATTGACATTCTGTGGAGGGGATTGGCTGTAATCCGGACCGATATTGTCGTCGGTAAATGTCGTGTTCGTGGTCGATCCGACGAACCCATAGAACCCGTTCACCGTGGTCTTGTAGACGTTGTAATAGGTCGTGGTGCTGGTTGCACCGGCAGGCGCGGTCCAACTAATGGTGTTGATGTTGCCCTGCAAGGTCAGGTCGTTCGACACCGTAACCGGCGCTGTTGCAACGCTTTCGACCTGGGTCTGCGTCGCCACGGCGGTGACAACATAACCAGCCGAAACATCATAGAGACCAACCGATCCACCATTGTTCGGCGTGGTCGCCGTCGCGGTTGGTGCTGTCGGAGGCACCTGCGTTGATCCGAACGTCAGGGTCTGGAATGTCCATGATGTCGAACCGGCCCGCACGATCTTCGATGGCGGATAGGACAGGTGTGCCAGATACATCGTGTCCGTGGTCTGGGTATAACTCAGATCCCCGACATCAGCCCCAGCATAGGGGACATTGAATTTATAGACTCGCGCGGAGCCCATCAGGCGTGATTCTGTTGGCGCAAGGTATTGCCCATGCCACCGCCCGGGCTGACACCCGTTCCGCTGGTTCCGGATACCGTAACGGGTGTCGTACTGCCCACCGTAGGCACCGTAGGCGCTGCTGGGGCGCTGGTGTTCGTTGTGCCGCCGGTGCAGGACACAAACGCCGAAACGCCACTCGTATCGACATCAATCGTGAAGTGGTTCGCATCCACGACGGAAACGATTTCGACGGTGCGATCATTGAGCAGGTTGCCCAGATCGGGCTCGGCACCGGTGATGCCCTGCAGGAACACATAGTCGCCGACGCTGTAGCCATGATAGGCGACCGTGATCTCGGCGTTGGTCGCATTGCTGATCCCGGTGATCGCCAATTCGCCTTCAAGCAGCCTGCCGCCTTGTAGACATGGCGCGATATAGCCGTTGCCGAATTCCAGCGCATAGGCCTGTGTCAGGGAGAACTGAAACGGTATCAGGCGTACCGGATAGCCTTCGCCGATGACTTCGCCGACCAGCCACGTCCCCGGACGCTTGCAGACCCCGCCATACTTCATCACATAGACGTTGCGCGCCTTGGCGAGAGCACCGGCATAGCTTTCGACATCGAACCGGCCAAAGAGATATGGCCCAAGTTCGCCCTTGCTGAAATTGACCTGAGGGATGCGCGGCGCTGTCATAGCCAGTCGGACTGTCCGGTGCGCGCATAGGCGGCATCACTGGTGAAAATAGCCGGCGGTCGGGGATGGCGATTGATGTCATCGGCAATGGCCCGCTGCCGCGCCAGTTCGGCCTGCTGGTTGATCGCGGCGGCCAGTTGCGCATCTTTCTTGAGCGGCAAGGCGATCCTTGCGGCAAGCTGCAACTCGAATGCCCGGGCTACCTGTGGGGGACACTGGCCGATGTCGGTAATGACCTTGAAGTAGTGCAGCCTGGCGTCGCGAGCATTGGTATAAAGGGCCTCGCCTTCGATGATATAGGCCACCGGTGAAGCGTCCTGCGCCGGGAATGGGAAGTTGCCGCGCACCGGAAACCTGTGCCGCTCGACATCAACCCACACCCCCTCCGGCAGCGAGATTTGATCACCTCCTTCCGCGTAGCAGTGATGATCACGGACACACAGCGGGCGCTCCATGTCCGATGGCAGGCCATAAGCATGATGCCATTCGTGCCTGCGATCGTTCGGCACTTCGGCCAGCGCGACGTTGACGATCTGCCAGCCCCATTCGTGCCAGCCCGATATTTCCGAAACCAGCGCTTGCGCAAAGCGGTTGCACTCACGCGATTCCATCGAGCCGTCACTGAGGCTTGAAATGGACCCGGCAGCGATCTCGGCGAGCGCCCGGTTGCAACAGTCGATCAGGCTGGCCATGAGCCATGGATATGCCGCGCCTGCCCGGTCTTGAATCGCGCGACAGGAATGGGCGGGAACCGAAGCCCCCGCCTAAGGATTCGTGCCAAAAGCAAAGAGCCCGGAGATGTACCACCATCTCCGGGCTCCATTGACCGCGACGATACCGCGGCTGATTTTTGCTATGAGCGCCGGATTCCTGCGGGTTTCGGAGGTAAAAGTCAACGCGCATACCCCAGAATGCGCGGATCAGGTCAACTTGACGGGAATCTCGGGCTTTTTGGCCCTGGCATCTGCCAGAGCCTTCACCTTGGCCTTCGCCTCGTCATCGAGCGGCTCCCACGCATCACCGGGAGGCATGTCGCAGTCGAATTCGGTGCCGGGCTCAAGCATGCCCTTCACGCCGTGAGCGATATGCTGCGTTGCGCGATAGCGGGCCATCAGATCGCTCCGTAGCTGATATTGGTCTGGCGGCTCGCAACGAATTCGGCGTTGATCGCGCCGGTCGTCGGTGCGGTGCCGTTCGGCGTGAAATAGAGCCGATGATAGCGACCATACGCACCCTGCGGAATGCGCCTCGGCTCCCTGAACTGGTAGCCGAGAATAAGAGCCGCAAGCGGAACGGTGACATCTTCGGCGCTGGTCCAGGTCGCATTGTCAAGGCTGGTCTGATAGCTGACCGTCAAGCTGGTCAGATTGTTGAACGCCTGCGTGACCGTGATCGAAAGATCGGGGTAATGCATGTCACGGCCCGGATCGAGCACCAACGCAGCCGATGCGCCATAGGGCGTCCCGGTGGCGCCCATATCAATCGTGTTGGTCGAAGCGGCAGGAGCCGTGATCGCCTGTGCTGCACTGAAAATCAGAGTGTTGTCGAAAATCATCGTCTTGTCCTTTCGTTCAGCGCGCGATCACGAGACCAGCGTTTCGGTGTTGAGCAACCCATCGGTCTCGCGGATCGGCATCCCGCGCCACGTCTGGACAGTTTCGCCTTGGATCTCCATCGGCACCAGGCGAATGAAGTTGTCGAAGCCAGGCCGCGCGTTGGTGCCCTCGGCGTCGAGCGCTTCCATCAGAGTCCGGTTCATGTAGATCACGGTATTGCCGGGATGCATCTGGCCGGGCTTGTCCTGCATCAGGTAGGCACGGCGTCCCTGAAGACGGTAGAACATATGCCGCATCAGCGGGTTGAGCGCTACCGTACCGGCGATCACGCTGGGCACGTCGATATTGGCGATGCGGCCATTGTAGCGCCAGTCTTTCACGGTCAGGCCGACATGCTGGGTGAACTTTTCTTCCTTGACGTAGAACGGGTTGTTGTTGGCGTCGAGGACACGCTGACGACCCATGTCCTCGCGCTGGACACCCGCCGGGATGTTTTCGGGGACAATGATGGATGTTTGCGCATCCCCGTGGGTGACGAACCAGATCGAGGCGTTGTTCGAGCCGGTCCCGCCGCCGCTGATCACGTTGTAGTTCGCAAGAGCATTGTAGCGCGGCGACAGGCCATGGAACTGCTTGCCGGCGATTTTGACATCCGAATACCAGATCGCGCCGTCCACGGTTTGGGCGATCGATTCCAGAAAGCCATTGCCTTCGACCAGCCGCAACTTGGCGGATTCGGCCGGCTTGAGCGCAAGCAGGCGCTCGTCGACGCTGGACAAGCCTTCGACGAAGCCGGTCTCGTCCTTGACCTCGGTGTAATTGCCCTTGGACTGCACGATGCCCTGATACAGCGCGCCCCATGACACCGAGGGCAGCCCGGTGCGGATCGAAACACGATGCGCCGTCCCGCTGTTGCAGGTGACGACATTGGCGTCCTTCATGAACGGCGTCAGATTGGTCAATGCCTCGACCACATCGCCGATGCCGTCGTTCTGCTGTTTCAGAACGTCGATCAGGTTCCAGTACGAAAATCCGAGAATTGCCATTGGTCTTGCCTTTCAATTGACGCCCCGTAGGGCTGTTTCATCAGCCGTTGGGGTACATGCGCTCCCAAACAGGCTTGTCGGCGTGTCCGACACCGGCGCGGGCAAAGCTGTTGTCTTCGCCCACCATTTCACCCAGCCGGCGAAAGGCACGGATCATGTCGGGGTGGTTACCGAACCCGCTGTCGTTCAGCGCCTGGCGAAACGGGTGGCCCTTGGTGTAGCCCAAGGCATCAAGCGCCTTGGCTGCCAGCACTTCGGTCTGCGCCTTGTTGGTGCCACCGATCTCCGGATCGGCGGTAAAGGCATCAAGCCATGCCTTCTTCTGCACAGCCGCGCCGGCCTGAAGCTGCTGCACCAGACTGGCCGTAGTCTTTTCGACAATCGACTGCGCCAGTGGCGCCAGCTTGTTGGCCTGTTCGTTGGTCAGGTTCAGTTCGCGCAGGACCGGATCAGCTGCGGTCAGGATGTCCGGATCAGGGGTAAAGCCTTCGACGGTGAATTCGTACTTTTCCGGCAGCACCGGCGCGGCGGGATCAGCGGGCGCGTTGGGGTCGGTCTGGGCCGGATCGGCTGCGGGCGATGCCGGGTTCGCTTCTTGCGCGCCGCCCAATACGGTTCCGTCGCCAGCCGGCGCCGCATCAGGCGTCGGTGTCTGGTTCGAGAGTGGCGTATCTGGCGGTGTCACGATTGCGTCGGTCATTGGGCTTTCCTGTGGGACTGGGGTTGAGAACGGATCGAAGCGCACTGGTCAGGGTCGTCATTCCCGTTGGATCAGCCGCGCGGATCGCCTCTGGCTGGCCGCTGTGGGCCATCAGAAGCAAATCGAACCCCAGGCTGCGGCGCCCCTCGAAATGGCCGAGATCACGCGTTAGCTGCCCATTGGCAGCCCCGTGATGACCCAAGATGCCGGCGGCTTGAATCGCAGCACCGAGGAACCGCAAAAATTCAGGTTGCGCGATCAGGTGTTCGGCATCCCTGCGGTCCAGTTTGATCACGGCGACCCCGCGATTTTCTGCAACAGGTTGGTGCCGCCGCCCATATCAGCCTGCGACAGAAGTTGTGCGGCCTGCGCGCCATCCTTGACCGGGGCCAGCGCGGCAAGGCTCTGTTGCTGCTGCTGTGCCGCTGCGCGCTGCTGCCTGATCTGCGCCACCGCATCGGCGTCACGCAGCATCCGGGCCGGCGATCCAGCACGATACCCGTACTCGTCAATCGTCTGATCGAAGTCCACGAGGTCCAGAACTTCGGGATGCACGGCGGCAAGGTTGCCGACAAACCCAGTGACACGTTCGATCTGGCCCAACCCGACCATGCGCTGCATCTGTTGCAGGATCGACACAAACTCGACACTGATATGCGCACCACCGTTCTGTTGCAGCGCAGGCGGCAGTGGCGGCAGCAACTGACCACGGTTCAGGATGGCAAAGGCACGGTCGATCGCGACTTGCAGCTTTTCATTGGCGACGCGTTCGATCACCGGGCCCAGCTGGGTCAGCTTTTCCTCGTTGCGCGCGGCGATTTCCTCGACCGTGCGCGGCTGGATGCCGGCCATGTTGGTGATCGCGTTGAACAGATCGGCAAACGAGAGGCCATCGATCTGTTGCTTGCACTTGTCGCGCTCCTCGCCGATTGCCGCGACGACCTGATATGGCATCGGATAGGGCACCACGAAGTTGCCGGCATCGACGCCAGACGCCGACACAATGTTGCCCGGCTGACCCGTCAGCGTTACACCGGGCGGCGCGATGCGCTCCGGTTTGACCATCTGGTCGATCGCTTCGTTGCGGCGTTTGGCCTGCATCTGCAATTCGCGCAGCGCCGGCAAAGCCTCCATTCCCGGTGATGTCCCGTAGACATCCCCACCGATCACATCCCAGCGTGGTGCCCAGAACGGTTGCTCATTGTACCCAGAGAACTTGAGCAACGAATCCGACTTGTCGCCCATCGTCTCCCAGTAAACCGAACGCCATGGTTTCGAGGCAAACTTGGCAGGATCGTAATCCGGATCAGGTTCGATCGCCTGATAGATTTCGATCCCGGCATCGTAATTGCTTCGGTCGTAGAGACCGCGCGCAGTCCGCGAAACACGGTCGCCAAATGTCTCGACCGCCTGCTTCACGCTCATCGGACAGATTCGATAGAGCGTGTCGGGTGCGAGGGTATCGGACAGACCGATCCAGTACTCGCCGAACGTCAGGGCATGGCAGACCGCACCCACCACGGCATGCTCCACCATGACACAGCCCTCTGTGCCGAAGAGCCCCATTTCGCCGTAACCGGACTTGACCGCCGAATAGAAATTGGTGGTCGCGAAAAAGATGTACATCCGGCGCTCGACTTCGGACAGCCATGGCCGCACGCCAGGCGCCTCCATCAGATCCTCGTTGGCCATGTTGAGACTGAACCACGGCCGCGATGCGCTCGACAGGCCTGAGGTCATGCCGTTGGTCAGTGTCCGGAACGCTTCGATGCCATGCGGGTCGAACAAGGTGCTGTTCCAGCGCCGACGACGTGGCCCGTTCTTGTCCTTGCTGTTGTGCAGAAACCGCGATCGTGCCGGTTGGGCAAACCGGGCGATCTGTTCGGCCTCGGCCTCGTAATCGACACGCACGGACTTGAGCATCCCGAGCCGCATTTCGCAGTGCTTGCGAATGTCGGCATCTGGGCTGCGATCAGGCTGCTTTACCGGCCCGGTCATCGGGGCAGGGACTTTAGCCAAGCGTGGCTTTGCCCACGTTCGGCGAACCGAGCACGCCTTGCGGACTGGTCGCCATCCCCGCCATGATAGCGCGCCGCCATGCCAACGGATCGGTGCCTACCGCAGGTGAGCCACCATCAGGCAACTGGGTGGGCTGTCGTACCGGGGTGGTCGGGACGGTGGGTGCGCTGCACATATCAGACCTCGTTGTGTCGAGGTGGTTCTATGCGTCCCTGTGCCGGCCTTGAATCGCGAATGATGATACCCCGCGCGTGCTTGAGAGCTTCAAGAGCAAACTTGAGATAGCTGGCTCCGTGATCCCGTGCGCTGTTGTCATGGGACCGCACGGCGTCCAGCGAGTTTTGAGTGAGACTGGCATTACAAATGCTGTGTTAGGCGCCCGTAGCGGGGCTTCGCGCCGCAAGAAATACGCCGCCGAAGAAGCCGGGGCCCCTTTCCCCCTTTTTGTAGCCCCAAGCCAGCTTAAGGCATTCATTTCACAAGAAATGATGGAAGGCCCCCTTAAGCCGATTGATTACCGAATCGCGGGTTCAGTCCAGTTCATTGTACCTGTCGCCGTCGCTGCGATAGTTTGCCGGATTGGTATAATTGGGAACCAGACGTGGCTGCACCGGCTCCGCAAACGTGCAGGCCAGCGCATCGCCCCAGTCAGGGCTGGGCAGGCCGCGTTTCTTCATGTCCTTTTTGCGTTCGAGCTGCACGCGGGTGTCATCGGCGGCGAACGAATACGTCGGCCCGATCAGGTCATCCTTGAGCCGCTGCTTGTCCGGGATCGAGCCGCCGCGCAGCCATGACCGCATACGGGTCCAGATTTCGGCACGCTTGTTGACGACCTCCACCGTGACGCCAGGCTCTAGTTCAGCAGCGCGACCAGTGCCGCCGAACCATACCTCAATTATCGGAATATCAGGGATCAACTGACGCAGCCTGTCCACGATCGCGGCACCGATATTACCCGCGTCAACAAATATCGCGTCAGGATGCTCGCGCGCCGCTTCCAGCGCGATGTCGCCAGCCAGCGTCATGCTATCCATGGTGCGCCACGATTTCCACGGCAGCGAGCGCGCATCACGTCCACGGCGCTTGGCGAGCACGCTTTCGTCATCACCAAATCGGGCACAGTCAACGCCGTACACGATAGGATCGCTGTGCAGCCCGGCCAGCACCTCACGCTTCTGCGCGTCCTCGACCACGAGGGTCGGAATGAATTGCATATCGCTGGCTGATGGAAACTGGCCTAGCACGCGCACCTTCACGATGTCGCTATCAGCCCCATAAGTCGAGACCAGTTCATCGAGATAGGCTTTGTTCGTGCCTTCGACCGTGCGGCTGTCGATCTGCGCCGTCTTCCACAGGTTGCGGAACTTGCCGAAGCACTCGCGAAATGCGCCCGTATTCAGCGTGGGGTTTCCGAACGCGAGCCATATAATCTCGGTATCGGCATCGGTCAGCGCGCCCAAAGCGACCTCCCATACCTTGTCGGAAATGCCTGACGCTTCATCAAACACTAGCACAATGCGCTTGCCCTGGTTGTGCAAACCGGCGAATGCCTCGGTGTTGTTGTCGGACCATGTGACCAGATCGCAGCGCCAACGCGCCTCATGGCCCTTCATGTTCGAAACCAGCGATGTCTTGTTCGCGGTGAACCAGTCGCCCGTTATTGCGAGGCGCGCCCACTTCGCCAGTTCCGGGCTTGTCTTGGTCAACACCTGCGCCTCGGTGTTGGCGGTCACGATCACCCTCGTATCGGGGCAGGTATCAAGCGCCCATTTGACCAGCATGCCGATCAGCGCCGATTTGCCGATACCGTGGCCACTGGCACGAGCGATCCTGAGCGGCGTACAGCGCGTCAACGGGTCGGACAGGTGCTTGCCTATCGTCTGCATGACTTCGCGCTGCCAGACACGCGGGCCGCTGACGTTGGCCAGATCGCCGGTGCCCCAAGGAAACGCGTAGAGCGCATAGCGGTAAGGGTCGCAGGCGAGCGCGCCGATGTCGTCGGCGAGGATCGACTGCACCGCGCGCGCATTCATCCCTTCAGCGCCTCGATACCGAGCAATCTGGCACGCGCCGACGCGATCACATCCGCAGCGTCTTCGGTTACATCAAGGCCAAGGTCCTGCTTCGGCTTGCCCCAGCCACGGTCAAGGATCGCATTTGCAGCCGAAACCTGCGCCGCAGACGTGTCGCCAGAGGTCATCACACACACCAGCGTTTCGATGGCCGCAACAGTATGCTCGCGCGCCACATCAGCCAGAGTGCGGCCATCAGGAAGCACATATTTGGCCCTGCCTCCGGGATTCCCGCTCTGCCCTTTTTCGAATCCCATCGCCTCAGTCCTGAATGTTCACAGCAGCGAATTATATACTTGACTACCTAACTGAACTAGGGTAGTTATCGACTTGTCAGGAGGGATTGGCCTCCAAAACCAAGGAGATACGAAGTGGCGACCCTCAAAATCCGCACCGCCAGCTTCAAACTGATTTGCGAAGAAGCTCGCTCGATCCACGAATTCAATACTGAAAACGGGTTCGGCCTGACCTATCGTGATGCGGTGCAGGAAGCGATCGACAACGCGGGCGACTATTGGAAGGCTTCTGACGAATACCTGGCCGCACAGGCCGATGTCCCGGCCAGCTTTGACGAAATCTACAGCAACCTGCGCATTGCGGCGCAGGCTCGCCAACAGTTTGGCGCTACCGACGCCCAATGCCGCGAAATTGCTCACCGCTGGGCTTCGGAAGGCGCTTCGCTCGCTGCTTGCCGGATGAACACATTGACCGCTGGCGATGCCCGCGCAATCCTCGGTTGAAAGGACAAGACAATGACCACCACAGTAGAACTCACCACCGAAACCGGTTTCGTTTACACAGTTGGTTTTAGTGCAGAGCACGATAACAAAGGCGACGATGAATTGATCGCGCTGGCGCGACCTCACGCGGCGCGTCAATGGTCGAGTAAAATCCATCAATCGGCGGAAGCTGATCGCGATGGAAATAGGGACCGGGCTCGTGCCAGTATAATGGCCGCAACCGCTCGCGTCATCCGCTGACATGAGAAAGTCCACCATCAGCACATTCGAACTGTTCCAACGGTTCCCCGATCAGGAAAGCGCGCGGGCCTATTTCGAGGCCCAGCGCTGGCCCGATGGCGTTACCTGCCCGGCCTGCAACGAGACGAAGCGCATCGGGGTGCGCAAGGATGGATTTTACCGCTGCAATGCCTGTCTGAACGACTTCACGGTGCGCACTGCTACGATTTTCGAACGGTCGAAAGTGCCGCTGCACAAGTGGCTCTACGCCATGTATCTGCTGGTCACGAGCCGAAAGGGCATTTCGTCCATGCAACTGGCGAAACAGATCGGCGTCACGCAAAAGTCGGCATGGTTTATGCTGCAACGCCTGCGCGAAGCTTGCGGTAACGACCCGACGAAGCTGTCTGGCCTTGTCGAGATTGACGAAACCTATGTCGGCGGGATCGAAAAGAACAAGCATGAGGTCAAAAAGCTGAAGGCTGGGCGCGGGGCGGTCGGCAAAACTGCCGTCATCGGGATGCGTGAAAAAAGTGGCCGGACCAAAGCCGCCGTCATCGCAGATGCCAGCGCGAGGTCTATCCATCAAGCGGTCCATCGCTCGATTGAAGTCGGATCGACGCTGCACACCGACGAGCACGGCGGATATGTCGGTCTTGAAGGGCTGTTTTTCGACCACGAGCGCATCAACCACAGCGCAGGCGAGTATGTCCGCGATGGCGTGACCACAAACGGTATCGAAAGCGTCTGGGCCGTGATGAAGCGCGGATTGAACGGGGTATATCACCACGCCAGCCCAAAGCACCTTGACCGCTATGTCAGCGAATTCGTGTTTCGCTTGAACGATGGTGATGTGAAGCGCCACACGATGGACCGGCTCAACAGCCTGTTCGGCGCGGCGATAGGCAAACGCCTGACCTATTCGGAGTTGATCGCATGACCGATAAGATTTTGGATGCGCTGGGCGCGATAACAAGCGCGGTTTTCTCATACCGGCCTTCCGACAAAGGGCAGGCATCGGCAAAGATCGCCCGGCGTGTAAAGCGCATGAAGATAAAGGAAAATCACGACGATCGGGAGTCATCTATATAATTCCCCAATTGTTAGTAAGCATTACTTCTCACCCCTGATCATACCACCGATCCGACGCTCAACCAGCGTGGTGCACCTGGTCAACGCCTTCGCCAAACGGTTCAGGTCCTGCAACGTCGCCACCTTCTGCACTACAGTCTCTCGCTCCAACCCGAATTCTACCAACGCTGCGATCAGAAATGAATCGTCGTGCGAACCCCTGTCCATGCGCCTCACCTCTGCCTTGTGCCATGCCGGCCATGGCGTCCATTTGCCGGTCGCGGTGATCATCACGCGCCGGGCTTTCTGCGACCGCTCAACAACGATATGGCCCTTGGCCTCAAGCTGCCCGATGATCTTCGAGGCCATGGAGCATGAAGAAAACCCCACCGCCATTTCCAAATCAACGTTGACCGGGCACGGCTCGCCTCGTTCGGCAGCAGCATTGAGCATGGCATAGATTTGCGCCTGCTCACGCCCCAGCAACGCAACCGAAGCCCGTTGATTGACCATCATGCCACAAGCCCCGATGACCGGCGGGGGCTCAGGCTCCCGTCTTGTTGTGCGCGAGTCATGCCGGCGCCTCTCGCAGCCGATCAGCCACGATCCGCGATACACGGCCATATCGGACCATGTGTGCGAATTGCGCCTGGGTCAGGTCAGGATCGCGGGCCAGTTCGGCGCAGACTTCTTGCGTTATCCGCATTTCGAGTTCGCTGGGCTGATAGGCCACAAACTGTTCGCCGATATCGTGGCGATCGAGGTATTTCCGGTTCTGCCCGTCCGTCGAAACCGACCAGCGCCAGCCATTTTCGCGACTGAACCGCTCGTCGGTAAGCACGTCGGCATAGGCCTGCAGCGACGTGCGCGGTGCAATCTCCGCCTGCGCCAGCGCGATCAATTGCGACGCCTTGGGCATGTACGGCGATTTCGCCACGTGCTTGTTGATCGCGCGCTCCAGCATTTCGGGATCGACGTGCGCCAAGTCTTCGGCGAGCAACAAAAGCATGGCCTGATGCGATGCCAGATCAGCCGAATTGGCCGGGTGGTAACGCAGCCCGAGCCGACCAATCAAACCCCGGATTTTTGCCGATGGCTTCGGCTTGGAGTTCGCGTTCGGCTTGGAGGAGCATGTCGAGCGCTGGGTTGGGTCGAGAGCCTCGATGACTTGGCCCAACATGCGCGGATCGTCCTGATAGTCGGTCATTTCGAGGCCTTTCGTCGTTCTTGCGGCGACACCAGTTGCGCCATGCGGCTTGCCAGTCGGCTTTCAGGGCTGCTTGCCCCGTTGCGGATGCTGCCCAATCCCTGAACCGCGCCAATTCGCTTTCGATTTCTCCCGGATTCCAAAGGTTTATCGCTAAAGCCAAATCGCCTGAAAACGGCTCAGGCTGCCAATCGGCCGGCAAACGAGCCCCTCGCGTGCGCGCACGGGGTTGTGTATCCGGGTGGGTATGGGTGGGGGTGGGTGTTTGGGGGGTTTGGGGGGAAAGAGGGAGGGGGCGGGAAAGGGAGGGTTCGGTCGCGTTGTCACGCTCTGTCACGTGACAATCCGTGACATCACGTGACCGGCGACGGTTTTGGCGCTCACGATCCTTGGCGCGCCGATCCTCGATCGCTTTTTCGGCCAATTTCTTTTCAGCGAGCAGCATGGCTACTTCGGCGATCAGATCGGCGCTTACACCATCAGCGATCAGGCGCGCGAGCAAATCACTCACACCGCACCGCCGATCACGATTTCCACCCGCCCAGGCTTGGCAGTCTCACCCCATTCGAACGCCAGATGAAAACGGCGGTCATCAACCTTCATCGCATCGGCAATGCCGTCGAAATACGCCTTGCATTGCGCAATGCAGCCGTCGAGATCACGGCGCCGGTTGTCGGGTTGGCAGAACGTCACAGTGACCCTCACAGGGCCTTCGTCAGGCGCTGAGGCCCCTGCTGACTTGGCGAGATAGAACGCGGCTGTGCGGGCTGTTTTTGCCGCCTTCTGACGGTAGCGCCAATGCAGGTGCGCGTTGGGGCGCAGCACGCTATCCGGCCATGGCAGAGATATGACAGCGCCGTTTGTCACCGTTCAGAACAACGTGCCCTGGTACCGAGAGAGCAGCGGTAGGTTTCCAGCACCTGCGCAAACTCGTTGCGATCATCGGGCTTCATCTTGCGGATCGCGATGACCTTGCGCAGGATTTTGGCGTCGTAGCCGGTGGCCTTGGCTTCGGAATAGACATCCTTGATGTCGTCGCCGATGCCCTTCTTTTCTTCCTCAAGGCGTTCGATGCGTTCGATCAGCAGGCGCAGGCGGTCGTCACTGGTGTCAGCCATGGTTTCAGTCTCCGGTGGTTTGTTGTGGCCAGTGGTTGGCAGCAATTCAAAAGCCTCAGCCGGCGGCGGCTCCCTGGCATCCTCCGCCGCATGCAACTCGCGCCGCTCGCGCCTGAAACGATCAATCTCGGCATCGCGATCGACCTGAGCAACGGTGCGGTGATTGTACGGCCATCTTGATGGCGCTGCGGTGGGTTGCTGGGTCATGCTGAAATCCCCTCAAACGCAAAGCCCTTGCGGCGCTCGATTTCCCTACGAAGATGGATCGTCGGAACGGACGACAGATCAAAGGGCGCTTCCGGAACTTCGCGGACGACGCGCAATGACCGGTAATGATGCGGATCGGCTTTCAGATAGCCCTTGTCGCAAAGGCTCATGATCACGCGCCACGTCGTGCCAATCGAAGGCAGACCGCACGCCGCCATGATTTCGCGATGAGACGGGCCGCGCGTTACCCATTCCTCGGCCGCCGCGAGAAACGTAAGCACGTCGTATTCGCGCTGGGATAGCGGCGGATTGCTCACGACACCGCCCTCAGCCGGTGGTTCCGCTCCACGGCCCCGATCCATGCCACGGCGCCCTCGGCCAGGTCCTTGACCGCCGGCAGAGCATCAAGCTCGCCCTTGGGCCCCTTAGCGCGCGAAACCGCCGTAATAGCATCGGCCATCAGCGGCAGAAGTTCCGGTTCCTGCGCCTCATCCTCGAAGCTGAACAGCGCAGCCCAAGGCCGCAGCGATTCCTTGCCATAAACAGCCCTGATCCGTGTCGCTGTCAGAAACGACATCACCCGTGTCTCGTCACGGATACCGCGCAGGGTGCCTTTTGAGATACCGATCTTGTCGGCGGTCACCTGATCGGTTTCGCCATGCTTGGACTGGATGTCGCGAATGATTTTCGCCCCAGCGAACAGCAAAGCCTTTGTGTCGATGACCCAATGATGTGTCAGGACTTTATCACGGCTCATTTGGTATTGCCTCCATTATGGAGGAAAGGGAAACAGCCGGGACGCACCAAACTGCGGGGCTCATACACCCGCATGGATGGCCCCGCAGCAGCCAGCGCGCAGCAGGGGGGGATTGCCGCGCGCATGGATCAAATAACCCCAGCAATGGACAGGCAGCACAGCGCGATAAAGCCCGCGATCGAGACAAGCGCGGTGGCAAAAATCTGTGCAACAGACCCGAAGCGCTCGAACAGAAACGCGGTGGCAAAAATGGCTGTCCAAAGCAGCATAATGGCCAAGAGGGCGCGCAGGTCGTCGGAAGTCATGGCCAGATGCTCCTGTCGCCATCGAGCCAGACGTTGATTTCGTCCTCGTCGGGGGTGTCAAACAGGGCGGCACAGAACAGCCCGGCGGCGATCAGGATCACGGCGATGGCGATTATCTCAAAAGCGGTCATGTCAGAACTCCCCACACCCGCGGCCGACTTGACTGCTGTCGCCAACATCGCAAAAGTCCTGCCAATTCCGCCATCCTTGCGGACAGGCGAAACCCCATTCCCGCACTTTCGGCCCGCGTATTCCATCCCTCAGCCCCCCTTCGCTTCCCGCGCCAACCGCTGCGCTTCCCGGCCCTTCGCCCCAGCCAGACGCCGCTGCTCGGCCCGGTGCCGCTCGGCGTTGCGGTACGCGATCAGTTCATCGGTCAGGACGCGGTTCTTGACGTTCAGGACATCGTTGCGTTCGATCAGGTCGTTGATCTGTTCGGACTGGCGCTCTGCCGTGTCGCGGTGTTCGGCTGCGTCATCCCAGGCTACGGTGAGTTGGCCCTTTGCGACCAACCACAGACCGGTGACGAAGATCAGCGCAGCCGCCGTCACAGCGAGCGGTATCGTCGCGTTCATCATGAGTCCCTCCCGATGATTTGCCGGCGCCGCAGCACGTCGTTAACCACAACAGCCGTTTTTCTGCGGCTGGCCACAGACCGCCGAAGCGGCACAATCTTGACCGCGCCATCGCTGCCCAGCCCGACCACTTGGTGCGTGGCGGGATCGACCCAATCACCATCGATAAAGGCGATCGCCTGGTTGCCGCTGTGGGCTATGCGTGTGTCTGTCCGCCGTGGCATCGGTCAGGCTGCCATTTCGTCACGGCGAAATACCGCTTGCACAGACTCGCGAAGCGCGCGCATCAAATCCAGATCGCAACGCCAAACAATGGCGATCAGGCCAGCAAACGGCGCGGCGGCACGGGGGGACGTATGGATTTGGAAACGACGAAACTCGTTCTCTGCGCGCTTGTCACCAGCTTGCGCAAGTCGAACCGAATTGACGACGCCGATTGCCAAAACATCATTTGCGCGCTTGATAAGGCCGGGACGAAAGCGAAGAAGCGAAAGCATCGACAAGTCGCGGGCAGAATGGATTACCTGTCCGCCGTTCTGGCACTGGAATGTTTTGGGCCGAACCATCCGATTTACCTTTCAGCGCAGAAAAAAAGCGAAAGCGATTAGGGGTCAGGCGGCGCGCTCCGTTGTGGGCGGCGCCGCTTCCATCTCGGAAAGAAGAACATTCGCGCGTTCATACTTGGCGAGCGTGATCGTTTTTCCGGACTCAAGGTTGCCAAGAATTTGACCGCCGCCGAGCACCTTTTCGCCGATCGTGGCAGGCGCAAGTCCGCGCGCGCGGGCCAGCGCATGTATGCGGGCTATCAGTCGTTGGGTTTCGCTCATGACTGAGATATGTAGAAAACTACGCACTCCGTCAAGTAGGTTTCTACATTACCGCGAGGGGCACGTTTGGTGGCAAAATTGCCCCATGGATATGCGCCACAGGATACAAGCGGTAATCTCTGCGGACCCGAATTTGTCGGTTCGCGGCGTGTCGCTCGCGGCAGGCATGTCAGACAGCATGCTTGACAAATTTCTTAAGAAAAAAACCGACAGCATGACCCTCAAGAATGCCGAAAACCTTGCTAAGGCCCTGGGAGTCGATTTCATTTGGCTGATAAGCGGCGAGGGAGACGCGACACGCGCGACTGAAATGGCTCAAAAGATCGAACGCCTGTCGCCGGAGCAGAAAACGCTCGTGGAGGATCTGGTTATTCAACTTCAGCGCACGGGCACCGGTGGATGAGCGCTCACGATCAGGAATTGGCCAAGACCTTCACGGTTCTGGCGCTGATTTGCGCGATCGGAATGCAGATCGTTTTCATGTGGAAAAACCACCTGGGTCAGTCGGGGATGGTGCAGATCACAATCCTGATCGGGCTGTTGATCGCCGAATTCAACAGGCCCGTGGCGCAGGGGGATTAGACATATGGCAAAGAAAATCACGGTCACACCGCCCACACCCCGGGAAGTCAAGGAGGCGGCAAAGAACCTGCCAAAGGGTTCATCCGATGCTGGGCGCGTGCTGGCCGAACGGAAAATTGCCAAGGCACCCCCAAAAAAGAATAAATAGCGCTAACCCTCTATCACTTTTGCCAGCAAGCGCATTTCCAGCATCCGCAGCGCTCCTATCATCGTCGCGGTAGACGGGCATACCGACCAGCTGCTACCAACGCTTCCATCCCGATTGACGCAAGCAATCGCAACAGCTGACAGCTCCCCTGCGCGAGCGCGTTCAAGCATATGCTCCAATGCCTCGATAACGAGTTCTCCGGCCGGTTCGGGGTGGATCGCTCGCAACTCAGCCATATCACCTCCGTCAAACCGGCGCAGATTCGCATGATCGCGCGCGCCGATGGATCGCGTGTAGCAGGTGACGCGTATTATTCTACATAAAACGTTTGACATGTAGAAAACTACGCGCCATATTCCCCTCCCACAGCACAAGCTGAGAGGCCGAAACGATGACCACCACCACCACCACCTATAGCCCCGACAAAGCCAAACGTCTGATCATGTCCGGCAAAGCGCATAGCGCTATGCATGTGACCGGCTCGCTGGACCTCCGCGGTACCCAGATCGCCGCGCTGCCCGACAACCTCACGGTCGGCGGATGGCTGCACCTCGGCGGTACCCAGATCACCGCGCTGCCCGAGGGCCTCACGGTCGGCGGCTCGCTGGACCTCCGCGGTACCCAGATCGCCGCGCTGCCCGAGGGCCTCACGGTCGGCGGCTCGCTGGACCTCCGCGGTACCCAGATCGCCGCGCTGCCCGAGGGCCTCACGGTCGGCGAATGGCTGCACCTCGGCGGTACCCAGATCACCGCGCTGCCCGAGGGCCTCACGGTCGGCGGCTCGCTGGACCTCCGCGGTCTGAATTCACTGTCGGTCCCGACGCCGTGGTATGCCGAAAACGGCGAAGCAACACGCCGCCGCTTCCTCGCGATCTGCCCCGATGCCGGCTACGCGCTGATCCAGACCGATACCGACCGGTTCAGCGCCGGATGCCGCAAGAACCTGACACGCGCACAGGCGCTCAAGCACTGGTCGCGCACCGATGACCGCGCGGTGCTGTTTACGGCCGCGATCAATGCGCATGTGATGTAGCCTGTGGCATGACCACCACCCGCAAAGACTGGCACCAGAAAGCCGCAGCACAGGCACTGCTCGCCAGCCTGACCGAACAAGACCTGTACATCACGCACAGCCGTGACAGCATGGGCGAACGCATTCTGGTGTTCGGCCCGGCGACAGACCACGGCCAGCGCGTGTTCGAGCGTCTGGAAAAGCTGCGCGTCACCATGCCGAACCGGCTGTTTCTGAAAGCGGCAACCGATCAGGCACGCCAAGCCATCATGGCATGGAGTCAGCGCCGGGCCACCGTGCAAGGCGCGCTGGCATCACGTTTCGGCGATCCGGACCGGTTCCGTGGCCACCCGACGAACACCGGTGCCGCGACCCGCGCCTTCCGCGCCACGTTTGCGGACAAGGTGGAGTGGGCAGCATGACCCCGCTAGCCCACATCCGCCCCGCGCCGCGCATCACGTTCAAAGCCTGGCGCACGGACAGCAGCATCGGCGGTGTCCAACCCGGCTGCAACCCGATCGCGCTGAACGACCCGCAGACGCTGGCCGAGGCCGTGATGCAGGCGCTTCCGCCCGTCCACAAGGCAACGTTCGTGATCCACCAGCACGACGCCGTAACAGGCCGTGGCACGCTGCATGTTTACTACGTCAAGCAGTCTACAAAGGGCAGGCAGTACCGCGACGGTGCCGGACACTGGCGCATCGAGAAACCGCTGGTCGCAGAGCTGGTCGCCGAATTCCCGGTTGCCGAATTTGCGCCGGTCGAGGTCTGGCGCTTGTCGCGGGCTACCCCGGATTTTTCGGGGATTGATCGCGGTTTGGTGGAGGCACGGCCATGACCAACCTAACCCGCGCCCTATCCGCGTACACCCCGTTTGGCCTCGCTTGGCGCCTGTGTCTGGTCTGCGGCTTTGTTGGGTGCATTCCGTTGTTCGTCTGCCTCGCGCAGGCTGTTTGTCAGGAGTTTCAGAAGTGAACGCACAGACCGCATTGAACCTGACCGCAATCATGGAGCGCGAAGGCATCACCAATATTCGTCGCACCATGGATCGCTATTGCGTTTCGCTGGCAGATGGCCGTGTCGGCGTTGGTGGAACCGTTAGCGAGGCGCTGGCCAAAGCCCAAGCATCGGATGATCTGACCACGTTTGCGCGAAAGATCGCAGCATGAAAGGCCATAACAATCCGCCGCCGCACGTCGCGCATTCGCTGCACATCGAAGACCTGTTTTCGCTTGTGTCAGGATCGACATCCGGGCCGGTATCGAACGACGATCAGGAGCAGGCGCTCGACGCATTGCTTGATGATGTCCGCGATGCACGCAAGGCCGCAGATGCCCAGCGCGCCGCAGAGAAGAAGCCACACGACGATGCAGCCAAAGCGGTGCAGGAACTGTGGAAGCCTCTCATTGCCCGTTGTGACGCTGCTGCGGATGCGATCAAGGCCGCACTGACGCCGTACCGTGTCGCCAAGCAGCGCGCGAAGGATGAAGCGGCCAGAATTGCCCGTCAGGAAGCCGCACAGCGCGAAGCCGAGGCGCAAGCGGCATTGAGGCAGTCTGATGACCTTGAGGCGCGCTTTGCTGCTGAGGATCAGCTTAAGCAGGCAAGCAAACTGACTGCCATGGCCAACCGCGCCGAGCGTGCGCCTACTGGTTTGCGTACTGTGTGGGTGGCGACGATCACCGATCCAGTCGCGTTCCTACGGTGGGTCAAGCAGAATTGCGCCGATGACCTGAAAGCATGGCTGGCCGATTTTGCCGCCATGAAGGTCCGCAACGGCGCACGCGAATTGCCAGGTGTTTTGATCAACGAAGAAAAGCGAGCAGTGTAATGAGCAACACCGCTATTTGGGATGCACTCGGCAAAACCGATCCTGCGCACACCAAAGCTTTCAGCCGCGCCGGTGGTTTCAAGGGCACGGCGACAAAGCCGATATGGGTTTATCGCCGGCTGACCGAACACTTTGGCCCAGTCGGACTCGGATGGGGGCACGGCAAACCCGACTATCAGGTTGTGCCCGGTGCCGATGGGGAAACCCTCGTCTATTGCAGTCTACAATGCTGGCACACAAACCGCGAAAACAGCTTCTACGGCGTTGGCGGCGATAAGGTGATTATCAAGGATCGCAATGGCCTTCGCAGCAATGACGAGGCATTCAAGTCGGCCTTTACCGATGCAGTCATGAACGCTTTCAAGAGCGTCGGTGTCGCGGCTGATGTCCATATGGGGCTTTTTGAAGACGACAAATACGTTGCCGCCATGGCGCGGGAATTTTCCGGCAATGACAAACAGCCATTGCAAAGCGCCAAAATCACGGACGATCAGCGCGCAGAGTTGATGACGTTGCTTGACCACCTGAACGTGCCGGTCGCTGAGTTTTTGGCGAGGGGCGCCCTTAAGGATTTGCGGGAACTCGACGCCGTTTACTTCGACCCAGCAAAAAAATGGATCAACGACCGGGCGCAGCAAATGCGCAAGGACAATGAGAAGGCGGCGTAATGCTTATTGCTACTCTCGCTGGTAACCTCGGTAAAGATGCCGAGTTTAAGACCACTCAGGCGGGCAAAGAATTTTGCTCATTTTCTGTCGGGGTGTCGGTCGGCTATGGCGAAAGCCGGTCAACCGTATGGATCGATGTCACCAAATGGGGAGCGGGGGCAAAGGGCCTATCCAGCATTCTGCGCAAGGGCACGAAAGTTGCTCTTTCCGGCGAACTTTCCACCCGCGAACACAACGGCAAGACTTACCTTCAATGCCGGGCCGATCATGTAACTGTTCAGGGTGATGCGCCAGGCGGAAATCGTGGCGAGCGCAAACAGTCCTATGACGATGCACCGCGCGGGGGCGGCGGTTTTGGTGGTTTTGGCACGACCGATGACCTCGATGATCGGATTCCGTTCTGATGCTCCCACCCCGCATCCCCAAGAAGCCCAAACGCGATACCCGCTGGCGCTCACCCGCGCACTGCAATTTTGTTCGCTCGCACGCGTGTTGTTCATGCGGCGGAACGGCGGCAATCGAAGTCGCGCACGTTCGCTTGGGTTCGGGCGCCGGCGTTGCGCAAAAGCCTGACGACTGGCGCACGGTCAGTCTTTGTCGGGAATGTCACGCAGATCAGCACCGCGTAGGCGAGCGCAGTTTTTGGGCAATGCTTGGCGGTGAGGATCACACTGACAAGCTGATCGACGCCTTTTGCAAGGCCAGCCCCAAAGCCGCCGACATTCGCCGTATTCGACAGGAAAGAGACGCAGCATGAGCGCCGACAAACCACCGATGCTCTTTCAGGCACACCTTGGAATGCTGAAACCAGCCAATCGCGCCGCCGAAGAAGCAATGCGCGACATCAAGGGCCGAGTCCGTGTCGAGATAAAAGGCGGCATCGCCAACCAAAGGCGTCGGGGCCTGTATTGGGCCGTTGCTGCACTGGTGTCACCGTTGCTGAACGAACGGCACCACACGACGCTGGACGAGGCCGATCTGCACGACATCACCCGCATCAAATTGCGGTATTTCGATGCGATCTATCTGCCCAGCGGCGAAGTGCATCGCAAGCTGCGTTCGACATCGAACCGCGCGATGAACGAGGCTGAACGGGCGGAATTTACCGACAAAGCGCTGGCGCTCTGGTCCACATGGACCGGCGTTGATGTCACCACATTGCGAGCCGAGGCCGAACGTTTGGCCGCTTGACCCCATACCTGATGCGCCAGGTTCGCAGGGACGCGCGAAAAACACGAAAGGAATACCAATGTTAGAAGTCAATTCCACCAGCGATGACCGCACCGTCAACAACGTCATGCGCCATGCCTATCGCGTGCTGACCGATGCCGAAAAGGCCGCGATGCAGAAGATCAAGGACGATGGCCTCGCGTTCCATGAATTCATCGGCAGCCTTGGCCAGAGCCGCGAATTGTCGCTCGCCAAGACGAAGGTCGAGGAAGCCGTGATGTGGGCCGTGAAGCACATCACCGCTTGACCCCAGTTCCCCCCAAGAGGACGGCGCGACAGCCCAACAAGCGGCGCCGGTTTTTTCGATGCAGGTCAGATCGGCATGGAGCCGACGCTTGGCGAACATATCGCCGTCATGGTCGAGGTGTTTGACGCTGTGCGCCGTGTCATGAAGCCCGAGGGCTCGCTATGGCTGAATTACGGCGACTGCTATGCGACGAAGCCGAACGGGCGCAGCGCGGCAGATACCAAGGCAGTGGGCAACGATGACCGGACGTTCCGGGATAAGCCGTTTTCGACAGTCGGGCCGATCTATGACCCAGGCCATCCGAGTGGGGGTGATCGCGGCGACACCAAGCGCGTCAATCCCGTAACACTCAAACCGAAAGACCTGTGCATGGTGCCCAACCGCCTCGCCATCGCGCTGCAGGACGCAGGCTGGTGGGTCCGGTCGGAAATAATTTGGGGCAAGCCGAACCCGATGCCGGATTCGTCGGGTCGCTACCGACCCAGCACAGCACACGAAAAACTGTTCCTGCTGACCAAGAGCGCTAAGTCGTTTTATGACAGCGAGGCGGTGCGGATGCCGGCCAGTGAAGTGAGCCTTGTTCGATGGGCACAGGACGTTGAAAGCCAAGCCGGTTCAGATCGGGCCAATGCAGGGCGCAAGACGAATGGTCGCATGAAAGCCGTTGGCGGCGAAAAACAGCGCGGTCATTCCCGCCGCCACGATGGTTTCAACGATCGCTGGGACCACATGACAAAAGCCGAGCAACAGGAAAACGGACGCCTACTTCGCAACTACGAACCCGACCTATCCGCGATCATCCCGCCCGAAGTCTGGAATATCGCCGCCGCAGGCTTTTCCGACGCCCATTTCGCCACCTTTCCGCCAGCACTGGTGGCACCGTGCATCATGGCCGGATGTCCGGTTGGGGGCCTTGTCCTAGATCCATTCGGCGGCGCTGGCACAACCGCGCTTGTCGCTGATCGGCTGCAGCGTGATGCCATCCTGATCGAACTAAACCCGGCCTATGCGGAAATGGCGAGGCAGCGGATTGCCAAGGACGCCGGGATGTTTGGAGAAGTGGCATGACCCGCCAACTGATCACCGAAGCCGCGCATCGGGAGGGGGGACGGTGACGGCCTTTGCCGAAATCGCCAACCGCATCAGGCGCGCAGCTCGCAATGGCGAACGCCTACACCTTGACCCGGCGCACGTCTTGGCGTTGCTGGCGTCCCCGATCTATCCCCTGATCGCAGAACTGGAAAGCAAGGAACTGGCCGCATCATGTCAGGGCAACAACGACTTGGGCAATTCTGGCTTGCGTGGCGCACCGACCGCGAGGAATGGGCGATTTGCTGGAACGACAGCGCTGCAGGAACCCGCCGTCGAAAGTCAACAGGGTGCCGCAATCTCAATGATGGTCATCCGCCAGTCGAAGCGCAACAGGCACTTGCCGAACACTTCGCCCGGCACGGAAAGCCCGAAGCGATCGACCCGAACAGCCGGTCAAGCCTGATGGGGCTGCTGAATACTTGGCTGGCCAAGGAGGCACCGAAGCGCGTCAGGGCTGCGCAATACGCCTATGCCCACCGCTCGCTGCAACGCTGGATCGAGACGCAAGGGCAGATGATGGTGTCCGATGTCAACGTCACCGCGACCGAGGCATTTATCGCCTTTCGCCGCCGTGAGGGTGTGACTGGGGAAACGATCAGCGGCGAACTGTCCGCGCTCCGAACCGCGCTCAATTGGGCCGCAGACAACGACCTGATACCCTACGCGCCACGTGTTGCCAAAGTGCCCAAGGCGATGCGCTCCGAACCGAAGGACATCGAATACAGCCAGGAACAGGTCGCCGCGCTGCTGAATGCCGCGACGAACCGCTTTGACCGGATGCACGTCGCGACTTTCACCATGATCATGCTGTCAACGCATGGCAGGACCGAGGCCGTGCTTGAACTCGAAGCCGAACAGGTGCGCCAAGGGCTGATCTATTTCAACGCCAAGGGCCGACCGCAGACCAGCAAGAAGCGGTCTATCGTGCCGGTGACCCCTGCCCTCGCGCCATGGCTTCCAGCACGCGGCAAGGCGATCATGTATCGGTCCCTGCGCAAAGACGGCAGCGTGTACGAGCGCCCAACCTACACGATCAAGAACTCCTTCGCCGGGTGCCTGTCTGACGCCGGGATCATCGACAGCAATGGCGAACCGCTGGGCAGTCCGAACACGCTGCGCCATACCATTCACACCTATTGCCAGCGCATTGGCGTTCCTCAGGCGCAGATCGATGCAGCGGCGGGCCACAGCGGCGAACGCGGATCGGGCCGAAACTACACGCATTTGCGCCCGGAATACCTGACTGATTTTATTGCCGGGGTGGAAAGGTACTGGACCGAGATGGACAAACTGACCCAAGCGCATCGGTCCCTTGTCGGTCCCAAAGCGTTTGACATCAAAACCGGAAAGCGTATTATCGAAACTTGA